GAACGTAAAGCGGAGGAGTTGTTGGCAAGGCGGGAAACCGCCAAGCAGCAACAGGCATTGCTCGAAAACTACCACGACCGTGAGGAGTCAGCGCGGGATCGGTACGACGACTTTGAACAAGTCGCCTACAACCCCAACCTGTCCGTCACGGAGACAATGGCGCAAAGCATCCAGGCTTCCGACATTGGCCCCGATGTCCTGTATTGGCTCGGTTCCAACCCGAAGGAAGCGGATCGCATTGCCCGGCTGCCGCCCATCTTGCAGGCAAAAGAGATCGGAAAACTTGAAGCCGGCATGGCCTCAAGCCCGCCGGTTAGAAAGACTTCAACCGCCCCGGCACCGATTGCACCTGTCACAGCCCGCGCTTCTGGCGCGCCGACGTATGATACGACCGACCCTCGTTCGACAAAGTCGATGAGTACGTCGGAATGGATCGAAGCGGAACGGATGCGGCAGATCAAGAAGTACGAGGCACAACGCAACCGTTAATTTGGGACTACCACCATGGCTAACTCGATTCTTACTATCGACATGATCACGCGGAAGGCTCTCGAAATCCTTGAGAACAACCTCGTGCTCACCCGCAACGTCAACCGTCAGTACGACGACAGCTTCGCTGTCGAAGGCGCCAAGATCGGTTCGACCCTGCGTATCCGTCTGCCCGACCGCGCTCTGGTCACGGACGGCGCTGCCCTTCAGGTGCAGGACGACAACGAGCAGTTCACCACGCTGACGGTCAACAGCCAGAAGCACATCGGTGTGAACTTCACGTCTGCCGAACTTACCATGCAGCTCGACGACTTCGCCGATCGTGTGCTCAAGCCGCGTATCTCGCAGCTTGCGTCCTCCATCGACGCTGACGTCGCCAACGCCTACAAGGGCATCTATAGCTCTGTCGGCACCCCCGGCACGACCCCGGCCACTTCGCTTGTCCTGCTTCAGGGCCAGCAGAAGCTGAACGAGTTCGCTGCCATGATGCCGAACCGCTACGCGACCGTGAACCCGGCCGCCAACGCTGGTCTGGTCGAAGGCATGAAGGGCCTCTTCAACCCGGTTGACACCATCTCTCGTCAGTTCAAGAACGGTCTGATGGGCGAAGGCGTGCTGGGCTACGAAGAAATCAACATGTCTCAGTCGATCCAGCAGCACACAACCGGCTCGCGCACTGGCGCTCACACTGTCACGACCACCGTGTCCACGCAGGGTCAGTCCACGCTCAACATCACCGGCACCGGCACTCAGACGATTGCGGCTGGCGATGTGTTCACGATTGCCAACGTGTATGCGGTCAATCCGCAGACCCGTCAGTCTACTGGTTCGCTTCAGCAGTTCGTTGTCACCGAAGCCGCTACGGCTGCGGGCGGCGCTTACACCGCTGTAAAGATCAGCCCGGCGATCTACACCTCGTCGAATGCTCTCGCCACTGTCGATAGCTTCCCGCAGGCATCTGCTGCCATCACGTTTGTTGGTGCCGCTTCGACGCAGTACCCGCAGAACCTGATCTACCACAAGGACGCTATCTCGTTCGCCACCGCGGACCTGTTGCTCCCGAACGGTGTTGATATGGCTTCTCGCCAGGTTCACAACGGCATTTCGATGCGCGTTGTGCGCCAGTACGACATCAACAACGACCGTCTGCCCTGCCGTATTGACGTGCTGTATGGCTACTCGGTCATTCGCGCCCCGATGGCTTGCCGTCTTTGGGGCTAACAGGTAGAAATTAGGAGAACACGCACATGGCACTTCCCTCTGTAGGCGGCGGCTATCAGTTTAACGACGGCAATCTTAACGAAGTTAAGATTTCCGTTGCTGCGGCCCCCGCAACTGCCACGGACAGCGCAACGCTCACCCCGGCGCAGATCACCAACGGCATCATCATTGGCACTCCGACGACCACGGCGGCTTACACGCTTCCGCTGGCTTCGGACCTTGATGCGCTGCTGTCCAACTCCAAGGTCGGCACGACCTTCGACTTCCGCGTCATTAACACCACCACGGCTGGCGTCATCACCATGACGACCAACACGGGCTGGTCGATTGGCTCGGGCGGCTCGCAGGGTCTGATGACCATCGCGGCCACGGCTGGCACGGTTCGTTCGTTCCGTGCGCGCAGGCTGGGCGACAATTCTTGGGCGCTCTACGCCATCTCGTAAGCAACACGGCCCCTGCTTCGGCAGGGGTCTAGCCCCTCAAGGAGATATCCCCCCATGCCTAATACAAAGCCTGTAGGCGTTGCTTACTCGGACCCCGAACTGGTTTCGGGTACTACGATCACCGATGCCGCTATTTCCGGCGGCACCTTTTCCGGCGCGGTCGTATCCTCGCTCAATCTTGATGTCGCCAAGCCTGCGGCGGCCGGGTCTACCCGCGCCGACGCGACGGCTTTGACGGCTTCGTTTAGCTGGGTTACCGCAGCCGATGCTACCAAGGGCGTTGTTCTTCCCGCCCCTACGGCTGGCCGCGTAGTTGCCATCAAAAACGACGACACGGCCAACGCAATTTTGAAGGTCTACGCTCCTGGCAGCGCCAAGATCAACAGCGTTGCAGGCTCTACCGCGTTTTCGATGGCGGCCAAAACCGCCTGCTTTTTCGTCGCGTACGACACCACGGATTGGTTCTCCATTCCGCTGGTTGCGTCTTAACCAGACAGGCGGTCTTCGGGCCGCCTGTTTCTCATAAAGGAAAGCAATGGCTGAAATTTACCTGATGCACCCCAAGCACGGCGTCAAGATTGCCACCATGGAAATGGAAGCGCAGTACGACGAGAGCCACGGCTGGGTGCGGTTTGACCCGGAAGACATGGTTGAAGAGGCCGTCGAAGAGGCTGTCGAGGCTCCGGCCGATGACTTGCCAGAACTGGCCGATGAGGTTAATGTGCTGTCCGAGGCTCCGCGCCGTCGCGGTCGCCCCCGCGTGACGAAGGACGAATAGCATGATAACGGCTGGCGACATTATCAATGGCTCCCTGCGACTGATTGGTGTGCTGGCCGAAGGCGAAACGCCGTCTTCCGAGACGGCGCAGGACGCCCTGAATGCCATGAACCAGATGATTGAAAGCTGGAATACCGAACGCCTCGCCGTGTTTTCTACGCAGGATCAGGTCGTCACTTGGCCGCCTGGCGCTCGTTTCCAGACTTTTGGGCCGACCGGCAACATTGTCGGCAACCGCCCGGTTCTGATCGACGACGCGACCTACTTCCGCGACCCGGCCAGCGGCATTTCCTACGGCCTGAAACTGATCAATCAGCAGCAGTACAACGGCATCGCGGTCAAGACCGTCACGTCCACCTATCCGCAGGTGCTGTGGGTCAACATGACCTACCCGGACATCGAGATGTACGTCTACCCGGTGCCGACCAAGGTGTTGGAGTTCCACATCGTGTCGGTGCAGGAACTGAACCAGCCCGCCAATCTGGCGACCGATCTGGCCTTCCCGCCGGGCTATCTGCGCTGCTTCCGCTACAATCTGGCCTGCGAACTGGCCCCTGAGTTCGGCGTCGAGCCGTCCCGGCAGGTGTCCCGCATCGCCATGACGTCCAAGCGCAACCTGAAGCGCATCAACAACCCTGACGACATCATGGCGCTGCCCTACAGCATCGTCGGAACGCGGCAGCGGTTCAACATTTTTGCTGGGAACTACTAAGGATATACAATGTCAACAGTTGCCATCTCACAACTTCCCGCCGCAGTCGCAGCCAATCCGGCGGATGAAATTCCGATTGTCCAGAGCGGCATTACGAAAAAGATTACCAATGCGCTTCTGTTCAGCACCACGTCGCTGGCTAGTGCAACTGGGCTTCCCATTGTGGCAGGCACAACCGGCACGCTTAGCGTGGCGCGTGGTGGCACGGGTGTCACAACGTCTACAGGCAGCGGCAGTGTAGTGCTATCCGCCGGTCCGACATTGACTACGCCTACGCTTGGCGTTGCTACTGCCACGTCCATTAACAAGGTCGCTATAACTGCGCCAGCTACCAGCGCGACCCTAACCATTGCAAATGGCAAGACGCTGACGGCCAACCATTCGTTGACGCTGGCAGGCACCGACAGCACGACGATGACGTTCCCGTCCACCAGCGCAACGATTGCGCGGACGGATGCGGCGCAGACATTTACCGGCAACCAGACCTTCAGCGGTCCTGTGATTGAGGCCGTGCAGGCGCAAGCTGGCGCTGGCGCAGTCAACGTTACGCAGCCTGTCACCAAGTTTACGTCCACGGCCACTGGCAACGCGCTGACGTTAGCTGATGGCGTTGAGGGCCAACTCAAAACTATCGTCTATGTGGCAGAAGCCGCTGGCGGCGATACAGGCATCCTTACGCCGACCAATCTTGGCGCCGGAACGACCATTACGTTTAACGCGGTAGGCGATGCTTGCGTGCTTCAATTCCTTGGCTCGGATTGGTGGGCTATTTCGCTTCGTGGCGCAGTGCTGGCTTAACCGATGCAGACGCCGATCCTCGGTTCATCTTATGTGGCCCGCAGCGTAAATGCTGCGGATAACCGTATGGTGAACTTGTTCCCTGAGATGGTGCCGGAAGGCGGCAAACAGCCTGCCTTCCTGCAACGCGCTCCTGGGTTGTCTTTACGGGCCACGGTCGGCACCGGTCCTATCCGCGGGCTTTGGGAGCACGGCGCATATGTCTACGTTGTGTCGGGCAACACGCTTTACCGCGTAACCAGTTCCTTCGCAGCTACAGCGCTTGGCATAGTGTCCGGCTCCGGTCCGGTCAGCATGGCCGACAATGGCACGCAGATCATGATCGCTGCCGATCCAGACGGATACATCTACAACACCGCAACCGGCGTCTTTTCGCAGATTACCGACCAAGACTTTCCTGGCGCCTCGGTCGTGGACTATCTTGACGGCTATTTTGTCTTCATTGAACCTAACAGCCAGCGTATCTGGGTGACGGCGCTGCTGGACGGCACCAGCATTGACCCGCTGGACTTTGTGAGCGCTGAAGGCGACCCGGACAACATTATCAGCATGATCGTCGATCACCGCGAGGTCTGGCTGTTCGGCAACAATTCAACCGAAGTTTGGTACAACGCTGGGCTGTCTGACTTCCCGCTTGTGCGTATTCAGGGTGCCTACAACGAGTTGGGTTGCGCCGCCCGTTATTCCGTCGCCAAGATGAACAACCAGGTTTACTGGCTCGGCAAAGACTTCCGCGGTCAGGGTATCGTCTACGTCGCCAACGGCTATCAGGGCCAGCGCATCTCGACGCACGCGGTTGAATGGCAAATCCAACAGTACGGCAACATGTCGGACGCTGTGGCTTACACCTATCAGCAGGACGGCCATTCGTTCTATGTGCTGTCGTTTCCGTCTGCTGGCGCGACATGGGTTTACGACGCCACGACGGGCGCATGGCATGAGCGTTGGGCGTGGGAAAACGAACAGTGGGCGCGGCAGCGCGGCGCAACGCAGGTGTTCTACAACGGTGAGAACTTGGTTGGAGACTATCAGAACGGCAACCTGTACGCTTACGATCTGGACGTCTATTCCGACAACGGTCAGGTGCAGCGCTGGCTGCGGTCTTGGCGCGCGCTGCCGACCGGCGAGAACACGCTCCGGCGCACGGCGCAGCACGCGCTCCAGCTTGACTGCGAGACGGGTGTCGGCCTTAACCTGTATCCGGCGTACTCGGCTGAAGACCTGACGGCTGAAGACGGCGACATTCTGCTGGCCGAGTACGCGCAGAACGACCTGACGACCGAAAACGGCGAGACGCTAACGACCGAGGCAAATGATGGGTTTGAGACGATTGCCGACAATCCAGACCCGCCTTACAACTTCACGCCACCCGTGTACCTGACCACAACCAGCTATCCGGCAGCGCCTGGTTATGATCCGCAAGTCATGTTGCGCTGGTCGGACGATGGCGGCCATACTTGGTCGAATGAGCATTGGCGGTCGATGGGCAAGATCGGCCAGTTTGGTTATCGCACCATCTGGCGGCGGCTCGGCATGACGCTCAAGATACGCGACCGCGTCTACGAGGTGTCCGGCACCGACCCCATCAAGATCGCCATCATGGGGGCTGAACTACAGGCGAGCGGCACCAGTGGTTAACATCACCAACATCACCCCGCCGCGCGTACCGCTGACGGACCCGCGGACGGGGCTGATCGCGCGTGAGTGGTATCTATTCCTGTTGAGCCTGTTCAACCAGACGGGACAGAGCGCCTTTTCATTGGAGGACATCCAGAAAGGGCCTGTCACTGAGGCGGGTTTCTCTGATACGTCGGAACTGGACAAGCAGATCATGGGCCTCCAGATGGCCCCGCAGCCGGAACTCGGCACTATGGCGTCGGTTCAGCAGGACAACGTACGCTTCCTGCGGTTCTCCCGCAACCCCTCGCCGCCGGTCGTGTCCGACGTCGGTGTCATGGCGTGGAACACCGCGGACCAGACGCTGAACCTTGGCATGGAGTACGGCGTCACCCAGCAGATCGGGCAGGAAACCTACGCCCGCGTCGGCAACACGACTGGCGTTACGATCCCGAACGGCTCGGTCGTCGGGTTCGCTGGCGCTACGACCGACGCCCTTCTGGTTGCGCCCTATTTGGCGGACGGCTCCACACCGACGCTCTACATCCTCGGCGTCATGACGCACGACCTGCCGGACAGCGGCGACAAGGGCTATTGCTGCACATGGGGTTTTGTGCGGGGCATCGACACCAGCGCGTTCAGCGCAGGCGACATCCTCTACGCCAGCCCAACCGTGGCGGGCGACCTGACCAACGTCAAGCCGACCGCGCCAGATAACGTCATCCCGCTGGCCGCCTGCGTGGTGTCTGACGCAACCAACGGCGTCATCTTCGTCCGGCCGACCATTGAGCAGGAGCGGTATTACGGCGAGTTCTACAACACAACGGGTGTAACGCCGCTGGCCAACAACACCGCCTACGCTATGGAGTGGGACGGCGCTAGCATTGCGGACGGCGTCTCAATAGCCGGTACACCTGTCACGGAACTTACAGTGTCGGAAAGCGGGTTGTATCAGTTCAACGCGCGCATTCAGTTCTCATCCGGTAACTCCAGCATTAAAAGAGCATGGGTCTGGTGGCGGCTGAACGGGACTACAGATTACCCCAACAGCGCGGTGATCGGATCGCTGTCTGACAGCAGCGGCTATCTGGTGGTGCGCAACTCTGAGTTCTTTTCGCTTGCCGCAAACGACTATATTGAGTTGATGTGGGCGGTAGACGATACGGATTTGGCGCCGACCAGCGTCGCCGCAACGGCGTTTGCCCCGGTTGCTCCGTGCGCAGTCGTTGAAGTTACGCAAATTCAGCAGTAGGATGACGACATGACCGTCACTGTTAAGACACTCGTCCCCGCCCAGACCGCGAACAACTCGCAGTCCACCGTCTACACGGCCAGCGGCGTGACGGCCATCATCGACAAGTTCACCGCCACAAATTACTCGTCCAGCGCGGCGACGATCAGCGTTAACCTGGTCAATCCGGCCGGGTCGGCCGGTAACGACAATTTGATCGTCAAGACCAAGACGCTCCAGCCATCCGAGACCTATACGTTCCCCGAACTGGTCGGCCACGTCCTGTCACCGGGCGGGTTCATCTCGACCCTTGCCGGAACGGCGTCTGCCATCAACATCCGCGTGTCTGGCCGCGAGGTGACGTAATGGACGAGGCGGCGCAATCCCTCGTTGTGCACTTCCAAGAGTTGGACCTGCCGCCGGAAGCGATTGCTTGGCTGCTGGACGTCTGGCAGATGATCCAGGCGCTGGACGACGTGGCGGACGGCGACGACATCGACCGCCCGAGGCTGGACAGCACTATCTGGGCGTCCCTCGTCACCATGCCCGCCAACCCCTTCTACCTCGCCAATGCGCAGGCGTTGCAGACCGGGCTGGCCCTGCTGGTCCTCAAGTGGCAGGCGTCGGATGACGCCGAACGGGAGGACAAGGCCGACGCCCGGTCGTTCATGTGGCGGGCTGGCTATTATGACCTCGTCCTGCTGGTTGTCCTTTTGACGAAAGGACACGCAGGTGCTATGAAGAACGCCATGAAGGTGATGCACCTCTATGGTGAGACACTGCACGAATACTTGAAGGAGTTTTCCTGATGCCCGCACCAATTGTAGCCGCTATCGGCGCCGCTGGCGCACTCGGCAGTGCAGCTATTGGCGCCATCGGCGCAAGCAGCGCTGCGGACAAGCAGAAAGATGCCGCCAAGAAGGCCGCCAAGGCGCAGCAGCAGGCGCTCGCCCAGCAGACCGAACTGGCCAGGCCCTATGTTGAGGCAGGCAAGAACGCGCTGGCTGAGTATCAGAAGCTGGCGCCCTATCAGGATTTCGGCATGGCTCAGTTTCAGGCTGACCCCGGCTACCAGTTCCGCATGTCCGAAGGCATGAAGGCGCTGGAGCGGTCGGCGGCTGCTCGCGGTCTGCTTCAGTCCGGCGGCACGCTGAAGGGCATCCAGCAGTACGGCCAGAACCTCGCCAGTTCCGAGTACGAGAACGCCTTCAGCAGGTATCTTACTCAGCGCGAGGCCCGCATGGACCCCTACCGCTATTTGACGGGCATGGGTCAAGCGGCTGCCGCGGGTCAGGCCGCGAACGTCGGCACCACTGGCGCGGCGCTGGCGGACATCGCGGCGCAGCGCGGCAACGTCCAAGCGGCGGGTACCATGGGCGCGGTCAACGCGCTGGCTGGCGGCATTGGTCAGGTGGCGCAAGGCGTCGGGAGCTACTACGCCAATCAGCCGTACATGAACTACTTGCAGTCCATCACCCCCGCCACGTCCATCTATTAAGGTGCGCCATGCCGCTTAACGCCCTCATTCCTATGTCTTTTGAGGCCCCTGATCTGCCGGACGTCAATGCCATGATGCAGACGCGGGCGCAAGGCATGGCCAACATCGTTGATATTGAACGGCAGCGCGCGGCGGATGCTCAGGCAGCGCAAGCACGCCAAGCCGAGGAACTTACTGCGGCGTTGTCACCCGCTATTGCGGCGGCTTTTTCGGACCCAAGCGACGCAGGATTGAACGCGGCGCTTGGCCTTGTACCGGAACAGTACCGCGGCGCAGCGCAGTCGCAGCTTGACCAGCTTCGCAGCATTGGCGACCTCAACCAGCGCAAGAATATCATGCGGGCAGCGTTGGTGCAGGACGAAGTCGGGCAGGCACTTTTAGCCCAGCTTGAGCCGACCGCCAACATGCGCCTTCAGGCTGACACAGCGGCGTCCGCGCAGGCGCTCAAGCGCCGCGAGTTGCAGTTGCGCGAGCAGCAGGCGCAGGCAGCCAAGCAGGCCCCGATTAGCACACAGCAGCCGCCGAAAGAGACGGCGGAAGAGGTTAAGAAGCGCCTCGCGGATGAAAAGCGCGCCAAAGACCTTGATCTGGCTATCGGTGAA